GTTTAATACTATTTCATCAAATATATGTAAGCCATCTGTGTACTTGGCGGCTACGATTGCGGCCATTTTTGATACATTGAAGTCTAAGCCTACATGCAATTGGTTAGGTACAACTTGTTCAAACTTACGAATGTTAGCTGGCTTGAATGCATAGTATATAACATTACCACTTGATTGGAAACTTGCTTCGTATTCTTGTAAATATGTTTTGGTATCTAAATCTCTTTTAGCAGCTTCTATTTCTTCTTCTGGTACATTACCACCTTCTGCTGTAGTATATTGATGACTGCTCCAACCATCTATAGTGTGGCCTTGCTGATATAAATCATAGAACCAGTTGCCCATACCTTGTGGTGTACTAATAAACAATGCACTACCTTGTCTATCACTTAGTGTTGGTCTAATAATGTCTGTCCATACTTTTGAATCATTAATAAAGAATGCACACTCATCTAATACCACAAAGTCACAACTAATACCACGGATACTATCTCCAGCATCAGCACTACGCAATGTAATACTACTGCCATTAACTAGAAGTATGCTTAGTTCTGATTCATTAATCTTCTTAACCCAGCGTTTGCTTATTAGTTGGCTTTTAAGTTCATCCCATATAATGCTTTTGGCTTGTCTATAACTAGGAGCAACATACATTACTTTCTGATTAGGCATTCTAGCTGCTCTAGCCATTTCCCATATACTCAAGAAACTTTTACCAAAGCGTCTACCCGCACTAACTACTCTAAATCTATTAGTGTCTGCAAATATCTGTGCTTGTGGTTTACTTAGTGGCATCTGTAGCTAATAACTCTACACTGTGACTATCAAAGTAATCGTTGTTTGGATAGTACACTCTGGTTGTTGTAATTACACTAACACCTCGGTCTACAGTTCTGTACTGTGTGAATACTTGTTTAATTAATCCACTTTCTGGTTGATCAAACAATTGATCGTTAGTGTAGTCTGCATCTTTAATCTTCATTGGGGGTATCCTTAATTAATATTTTCCAGATTTTGTATCTGTAATTACTGGTTCTGTCCTGGTGTTGGGCTTGGCAACTATGGGTTTAGCTGGTAGGTTGTTGTTACTTCTTGAGTTAACATACAATCCAAACCATGCTGCACCTGCGCCTACTATAACACTAATAAACCCTGCTTGTGCGTTGTTAGGATCCTCAAGAGCCATAAACCAATTGATACTTTGATAAAATACTATCATGTATGTAATGATTAAGGCTCTTGGGATAATTCTCCAAGCATCTAAATGTTGTGGAGTTAGTCCACTCATTAGTTTGCTTCAAATATTAATTGAAAGTCTGCTGCAACTGCTACATCAGCATCGCCTAATCTCTTAGCACGGAATTCAATGATTCCACCTGCTGGTATCTGAAAAGGATTTGGTAATGTATATGTTGCTGGTGAGCCTATACCCACAATAGTAGTTACTACTTGTCTAAATGGTGCGCCTGAATCTGGTGCTTTGTTTAGCCAAATACTTACTTGTGCTGGTCCTGTTGCACTCATCATAAAAGTAGTGATGTATGCATTAGTATCTGCTGGTACTGCAAAGCTGGCTGACTGTTGTTGTCCTTCACCGGCTGCAATTTGGTATAATACAGCATTATCTGCGTTATTGCTAATACTGATAGCACCTGTGTTTACACTGTTACCTGAGCCTACTTTGTTTACAAATACATTGTTAACATGTCTAAATGCTGCAACAGTAACTACTGCTGTTGTACCATTAAGGTTAACATTTTCTTCAATTAATGCACCGTTAGCATCAATACCTTTGATCTTAACTCTTCGTGCATGGCCTGAACCACTGTTAGCATCACTAGTGCTGCTTGATTTAATTTTTAATATTTCTGCACTAGTAAGTAGATTTCTGATTCCACCTTGAGTACATATTGTTTCTAATGCTGCACCAACCGCTGGGTTGATACCACTTGTTCCTTTAAGACTTAGTTTGTCTATTCTTCCAGCTGATAACTCTAATCCACTTGGTAGAGTCGTAACCTGGTTTCCACTTGACATTGGCATATTGTTTCTCCTTGATTAATAAGACTTTTTCTTCTTATCTTTTTTAGTTGGTTTCTTCTTAGTAGAATAACCTGTGCTTTTTACAGCTTTTGATTTTTTAGGTTTATTATAAGGCATTTAGTACTTTTTCTCCTATCATTCCAACTACTGTTGATGCTACCAGTAACATTAAGATCCACCATAGACGCTTGTCCATTGCATCTACCTTTTTATGAATATCACACACATCCTTTTCAAGATGGTGAAGATGATTGTTCTTTATTACATTCAAATCGTTTTTGATTTCTGTAATGCTTTCAGTATTGCGGATTGTACGCTGTTCTACTTCGTCTGTAATCTCAGCCCAATCTCTAATGTTTATTGGATCAGCTTGCTTTAGTTTTGCTGTTTGTTTACTGGTTAGTGCCATTTGTAGTTTCCTGTTCTCTTAAACTTATTTATCTGATCCGGGTTCTTCCCATGGTAATATCACAGACTCTTCGCCTTGATTTACTGGATCATTGCTCATTCCCAGGATGTTTTTCGCTAAGAAGATTTGCATTACTGCATTGTCATTATCAGTAGCATTACGGAACATTGCTCGACGAAGCTTGACTTTGCCTACAGCGTTCCCTTTGTCTATATAGCTGGCATAATTACGCTTTAGTGTATCAACACTACAGTCCATTACATATGCAATCTCTTTCCAATTGCATTGTAGTTCACTTAGCTTTACCAACATGTCTACATCTAATTCAATCTTCTTGCGTCCAGCACCTTTGGGGTTGCTTGACTTTTCTTGGTCTTTCACTCTATTATCTCCCTGGTTAACGCCTCAGTGGCTAAAATATCCAGTTGTACACTTGTACTGTTAGATATACGAAATAGTGCATAAACGCTAATCCCAACAAAGCATTGACTAATACTAGGCAATTCTTCTTTGATGATACTATTTGTTCTTCAACACTTTTAGTTTCTATTGTCATGTTTTACATCCTTATTTATCTATAAATAGCTAGTAGTCAGAGGGGGTTTGGCTATAGGGGAGTTCAGTCCGTCTGTCTCCCCTTTTTTTACGACTTATTAGGTCGTGTACTAGCGCCTCTGAATACTCGCTTTGTTGTGGTCTTATGAAGTATAACCGGTCCACTTGGTAGTGACTTACGCTTATAATCAGTTCCTCTTGTTTCTTGTCTGTGTGCTATTTGTTTGTGGTTAATAATATCAAACACTCGTTTAGCCATATACTTGGGCATTCTGTATTTGCTCTTTTGATATCTCTTGCTTACTGCATGCACAAACGCTTGTTCGTCTTGGTTGCCTCGTCTGCTTACAGTAATAGTTGCATAGTACAACCATTTGTCTGTTTCTGATTTGGGTCTAGTATTAATCTTTTCCCACCAGTTGTGAAAGCTATTCTTTCTTGCCATTGATATATGCTCCTTTGTCAAATTTTTGAAACTGGACACTATTGGCTTTTTCAACTGTTGTCATTCTATCAAACTTTTGTTTAGTTGTGTTGTATATTTTATGTCCAACCCATTCATCACTTATTTTAAGTAACATGTAATCTTTTTCCCAATCACACAATTTACTGTAGTCTTTAATTTCTATGTGGCGGAAGTTGTCTTCATATGTGTATAGTTCTACGATCATGCTTTGCTCCTTTCAATTGCAATAGTATTTATGCCTATCTTAATTGCTTGTTTTGTACTAATCCATTGTGTATGCTGATTACATACCTTACACCAAAGCTGATACTTGTGTGGACCTTTACCTAATCTAAGTTGTTGTTCATGTGTACCACAACTCCATAGTCTACCTTTAATAGCTATCATAATGCATATCCTTGTTCTTTTAACACCTGTGCTAGTGCTAGTTCTGGATCTTCACTGTAGTATTCTTCTACAGGAGTGTATTTCTCTTTAGCTAACTGTTCTTGTTCCCTCATACGCTTCTTGTGTGCATACTCTTCATCCAACACACCCATCTTAGTTCCACTGCTTGCAGTGTACTTCTCATGAACTTCTAAATCAACACTTGCATACTTGTTGATCTCTTTAAGTGTATACTGTACATCCATCATTACAGGCTTGCGTTTGGTATATACTCCATCGTGTACCCACAACAGTACATGTCTGTCTTTTAAGGTGTGTATGATATCATTCATTACAATAGTCTCATAGCTTTGATACAAGTAAGCCATAAAGCTGGTCCATGTGTTTTTGTTAGTGTTCTTATAATAATCCTTTTGT